CCGACATGGCCCCCGCACCCCATCTCCGCAGCCCCGCCATTACCGCGCCCCGGCACGTCCATTACATGAACGCCGCTTATGCGCCCTGGCTTTGTCAATCGTGCAATCTCGGCAATGACAAAATCATAATGCACAAAGAACTCTTGATAGCTCCGGCAGTTCGACAGGTCGCGCTCATTGCTGCTGTAGTTATACAGACCACAGAACGGGGGCGAATATATAGACATATCGACGCAACCGGACGGAAGGTTTCGCATCACCTCGATGCAATCCCCATTATACAAAGCGCAATTTTCTTTGATCTCTTGATTCTTTACAGCCATGACGGTATCTCCTCTTTTTTCGTGTTGTTGTTTACTTTCCTGATCTTCAATTCTTGCCACATCATTGCAACAAGGTATTCAAACATCTTTTCGGCCTGATCTGTTTTGCGTTGCAGGTTTGCCAGTACGTTGTCTTGCCCATCCGTGGTAATCATATCGACAACCACGTTGTTTTTTTGCCCGAACCTCCACGACCTTCTAACGCATTGATAGTACTGCTCGTAACTGTGCGACGGGAAGTAGGTTTGATGTGCGCAATGTTGGAAGTTTAGCCCAACCCCGCCGATTGTTGGCTTGGTAATCAGTACCTTTATGTCCCCGGTTATGAATCCAGAAAACGCCCGCTCCTTGTGTTCATCCGTATCATTGCCGGACACCTGAACAGACCCATCTATAAGCGATTCTAGCCGATTGCCCTCGTCGTTAAGGTTACACCATACAAGCGATGATTTTGTGCCACTAACAAGCCTTGCAACTATCTCGCACCGCTCGCTAATTGTTCGTCGCAAATCTGATCGCTGCTCTGCTAGACCAACGGCCGGAAGATCAAACAAGAAACCATCAAGCGGTTTTGATGCCTTGACGGTATGCTGATTCACGCGGAGCGAAGGCAATGCAAAACGCGCATCATCAAAACCCAAGTCGGACGGCTTGCGCATTGCTCTTGACCACGAACAAACCCACCTCCAAAAATCATGCTTTGCGTGTGGGCGCATTTCCCACCCCTGCCCTCCAGCATTACCGCCAACCTTTACAAATAACTTTTCGCGCCTAAAGAACTTGTTAAGCATGTCCTGCGCACCCATATTGCCTAATGCCTCGCTTGACGTACCCAACTCGATATAGTCATTCGGTGCGGCAGTTGCCGTGCATAAAAGTCGATACGGCAACTTGCGCATAAAGTCTGTGACCGCTTGACGGATTGCCCCGTCAAAGTTTTTCAGGATGCTTGATTCATCGCAAACCACGCCCTGAAAGTCGTGCGGGTTGAAGTAGTGCAACCGCTCATAATTCGCTACCACAATCTTATCCACGGCCTCTATACCTTCCCGGCGATGCACGACCTCAACTCCGATCTTGCCCGCCTCCTTAACCGTCTGGAACGCAACGGCAAGCGGGGTCAGGATCAAAACCCGCCCGTTGGTTTTGCGCACCACGTTTTCGGCCCACACAAGCTGAATAAAGGTCTTGCCGAGCCCGCAGTCCGCAAAAATAGCCGCCCGTCCTTTTCGGCAGGCCCACTCGACAAGCGCCTTCTGGAAGTCGAATAATTGGTCCGGCATCCATATCGGATCAAACCCGTGTTCGCCGCCTAATTGAGTTTTGCGTTCGAGAAAATCGTTGTAGTTCAAAACGGCACCACCTTTATATCTTCGAGTGCTTCAAAATCATTGCAGGCATCACGCTGATCCTGATAGCTAAGCATTTTGTCATGCTTATTACATTTCCAGCCACCATCAACCGGCTCGGCATATTTGCATGTCCGGCAAGTCATCAATGCAAGTTCTTCCTTGTGGCAAATGTCACGATACCTGCACATTTTGCAAACATAGTGCGCCGGATTTTCGGATAGCTTATCAGGCACGCTGGTGTCAAAGATAATCTCTTTTGCCCGCTGTCGCAGAGCCGTGAAGTCTTCTTTAATGAGATGCACCCATTCAACATATATCTGGTCGTCGTTTTTGTTCACACTGAGGTACAGCGCTCGCTTCATCTTGAGTTCGCCCATGTATGTTTGCATCTGGCAGTAGTGCTCGGGCTTGCTTTCCTTCACGCCCTGCTTGTTGAGTTGCTTCCATGAGCTATCGTTCGCCGTCTTAATCTCAATCACAAAGTAGCCTTGCAAGTTTTTTCCGACTCCATCCACAGAGCCGCAAAAGTGCCTGCCAAGGTCTGAAAAGTTAATCTGCTTGCCGTCCTTTTCTTCGGCAACCTCATAGCCGATAGCGCGGAGTTCTGCAAGCACCTCCGGCTCCTCGCGCTTACCGCGATTGAAAAGGCGCTTCATTCGCCCGCTGAAATTTTCGCCGCCAACCCAGCGGAAGGCATACCAGATTTCGCGGTCGCATGGCCGCCCGATCTGCGACGCGCCCAAGTGTGAGCGAAGGCGCTCTGGCACTTCATATTGCTCATATATTCTGTCTGCAATGTCGTTCATTTTTTCTCCCAAATATTCCGCGTGTTATGGATGCGCGGCCCCCGGTCGTTCCTGTTATTTGTGGTCGCGGCCCATAGCGTAAGCGCCTATGACGCTCACAATGTAGAGCAGCACGAACCACACTATCCACACGGCGGTCATTGCTTTGCCCACGGTGGGGGCTTGTCATCCGCCTTGGTTTTCGGTTTCACCTTTTTAACCCGCCCGCCCTTGGGCAAGTAGGCTACAATGCGATTGCGCGTAGGATCTTTCTTATCGAGACTGACCTTAACCACGCACTCGCGGTCAACGAGGTCATCGACGCTTTGCGGGTTCTCGATTCCCAGAGCTTTTATCAGCCGCCCAAGATTTGCACGGCCAATCTTTTGCGCTGTGTCATTCGGGTTCTCAATGTTGTAGTTCTCCCACAGCAAGCGACCTTCGTGGTCGCCGTCGAGAACCTTGAACGTCACGGCTATCATTAATCCGTTGCCATTCTTGGTTTTCTTTTCCTCGGCCCTATCCACGAGCACTGAGTACAAGCCATCAGGCAACGGCAAAAAATCCCTGCCCCCGCCATTGTCAGCAATCGCCTTATCTGCATCGAAATCATTCCAGAAGCTCATATCATTTACCTTTCATTTTTGTTTTTACGGCTTCGGCAAACGTGCCGAAGTCAAGTTCTAATTCATACGGCAACTGGCCATATACTCCTCGCCCACCACCAGGATGCGCAGGGCGTTTCTGCGTGTGCAACACCCGGTCATCGCGCAGCACGCCACGGGAGTTTTTCTGACCCTCCTTTACCGCCACTTTGCAGTTTGCAAACAAGATGCAATCGCTCCAGCGCATAAGCGCCGATGCGGCCTTCTTGTTGATGTCTAATTCGTAGCAGTCATAAGACTCTGATACAGGGTCGCTGAACAACCGCACAGCTACATGGCCGATCAGGATGCTGCTCATTCCCTTCTCTCGCAGCGAGTCCAAAGCCGCGCAAATGTTGCGCCACTTGGAGACGGCTTCAACATAACCTTTGCCAAACCCACCGGCGTATTGCTCGATGCTGTCAACATTTCCTTGATTGCACACGGCATCCCACACGATCGGCTCCAGCGTGCTGATGCTATCAATCACAACTGATTGATAATCGTGCTTTTGCTCATATAGCATCTTGAACACATCCATCAGTGCATCGTATGTTTCGACCACGGGCACACGGGCAACATCCAGCGCATCAATTCCTTCCTCGCCTTTGATAGGCAGAAAGACTGGATTCGGTGCACCCGCCGCGAATGTACTTTTGCCGATTTTCTCCGTCCCGCAAAGTATGATTCGTGGCGGACGCATTTGCGTACCGGATTTGATGTCTGACAAGTTCATGCCTTCACCTTCTGAACTTTCACGCCAGGCTTACCGGGTTTCTCGGTGATGCAGTCTGCCAATATGTTCCAATACCCTGGCTGATTTTCGGCCAGCCAACGGCATCCACGATCATCAACTTTAGCTACTTCGACATATTGCACAGGCCGGAGTTCTTCCGGTATGCTGGCACTGATTAGAGCGTATGCCTTTTCATCCAGCTTCCTGCTTATCCGCTGTGTAACGGTCACCTTGTAACCATCCACATCGTGAGTCTTGCTGCCCTCCTCAGGACAACCTATCTCAGCAATGATTGCTTCCTCGGCGATGATCCTCGCCGATCTCGCCTGTTCCTCGGCCTCTTTAAGCGCGAGGTATTTTTCAACTTTTTCCTTCATGCTCTCCCCTTTCTTGTGGTTGGCCTCCCCAGCACCATGCCGGTTCAGCGTGAGCAAATTATTTCAAGCGTTTTCGGAAAGAGAATCCCCGCCAGCCGCTTCACCATCGGCACGACTCGATGGCTCCACGGCGGCGGGAAAATTGTTTCGCGTGTCGTGCGGCGCGTTCATGGTTAGATCGCCTTCCATTCAAACTTGGCCAGCGCGGCATCGACGGCAGATTTCCGGAACCTGATGCAACGCCCGATCCTGATGAATGGTATGCACCGACTCTTTTGCCAGTTGCTTATCGTTCGAGTGCTCGTACCGATATACTCGGCCAGCTCTTCTCGCGTCAAAATCTCTTTCGTGTTTTCGTTCATCTTCTAACCTTTCGTTAAGGGTTCTTTCGACATTCGTCTACCCTACCTTTTTTAGCCTCCTGCCAGCGGTAGCTCTTGCACCGTGGACAGACCTTCGGCATCTTTTCGCTTAGTGGCAACCATCGATAGCCACATCTTTTGCAATTGCATTCTTTCATTTAATTAACCCTTTTTGACATTGTATTGACTGCGGAATTTTTTGACAGCCAAGTCATCCTGCTCTGTTGTCAAATTAAGATGTGTGTACCCCCCGATCGTCGCGATGGTCGTATGGCAAGCTTCTGTCAGATACCATCCGCTTGCAAGGCGGTCGAGCTTAACCTTTGTTGCATTGCGTTCATGATGACCATACGCTTTCGCAACGGGCGATCCGGATGTGCTAACTAAGCTTGCATCAACCGCATTCTTTTTCAATTCGACCAGCTTCAGCAAGTCGTTCTCGGCCTCTTCTGCCAGCTCGATAATTTGATTTGCTTTTGTGTAGGTGTGAGCATTGGACTTGTTGTTTACAGCAGCCAGCGCTGCTTCAATCTTGCATGAGTTGCGTTCATCAATTTTGATTTTCATTTCTTTTCTCCTGTTTGTTTTACTTGTTTGTGTTGATTTTCACATATGCGTATGCGACGCACCATTTTTGCTTATTACTCATGCCATATCCGCCAAGAGCTTTTTCAGCTATGTCAGCTTGAAATCCATTAACTTTTTTCGCAACAGTTTCCAAAATAATTTCGCCGACATAAGAGTAAGTGCAGCTAAATCCTTGAACTTTGTTACCTTTAAAAATCGAACGATTAATGTGATCGTAAGCTTCTTTAGGTGATTCGATTTCCGCTGCTATTTGATTTTCGCTTTTCATCTTATTTTCCTTTTTTTTGTTTGTTGCTTTCATCTTTTTCCCCTTAACTGTTTAGAACTTACAACTTATACTTATACCTGTCAAGCGTTATTTGCAAAAAAAATAAAAAAATATTTTTGGGCGAAAACCCTAGGAAAAACGGCTATTCTGACAGGTAGTCAAACTGCCACTTGTACACCGCCGCCGCGCCGGACACGTTCCAGTGCAAAGATGTGCTGCTGGTCTGCTCGTAGTAGGGCGCGTCGGTCAGGTATGCCTGCGGCGTGGCAAAGTGGTCGGTGAACAGGTATCGCGTTCCGTTCGTCGCAACGGTGCCCCCGCTGGCATAATAGGCCAGCGTGTTCGTGGATATGCTGTTCGTCATCCAGTCCTCAAGCTGCCAGGTGTAGTTTGTATTCGGCGTTCCTCTCGCATACAAGTCGGGCACCATCGCGGGAATCAGCGCATTTGTTGGTGGAAGCGGCCAGCGATGAAATGCAGACGTGCGAGTCCAGTTGAGGAAGTCAAAGGGAGCGCAAGCGGTATCTGAATAACCTGTTGATGCATACGTTAAAATTCCATCCCGATACCATGCAGCTAATAGAGGGTAATTTGTCCACGGTCGGGAAGCATCACATGCAGACCATGTTTGAATGACTGAACATTCATGTGTCGTTTTTATTGATTCACTACCACCAGGATACTGGTTGCATGTGTCAGGCGTATTTGTGAGGACTTCACAATACAGATCGACCCAGACCGTTTTATCAACGTATAAAACGGGCCCTTCACAATCGTCAGGGTTATCATACACGGTTTCTTCGATAATACTCTCCGCCGCATAAACCAACGGATTCCGATTCGTTGCCAAATCCACATCTAAACTCGCACCTATCTCGTCGCTCAATCCGCCATGCGTTGCGTTTGTAACCCATGATGCGCCGTTTGTGTTGCCGTCATAAATATATTGTTCCCAGATGTCATCATCACAAACCGTTCTGCTCACATCTCCGCTGTACGTTCCTGCCCTCACATGCGCATCATCGAACAGCGCCGCCGCGTTGGTGTAGGTATGTAGCTGAACGGCGGTGGGTGTTTGATACGTCCATACTAGCGCGTCCATCGCCCGTCGCAACAAGTCATGGTCCTGATAATCGCGCCCATCAAATCCGTCTGCTATAGCCTCGTTCGTGCATATCACCGTAACAACCTGCCCGTTTGTTCCGACAAGGTTTGTGCTCATGCCGCACAGCCAGAACGTGTTCGTAACGTCATTCGTCTGTATCCCGCTCAGCGTT